GTGGGCAACACCAACGGCAACTTGAATTTGGTAGCATACGGATCTGGCGTTACCAGCACCACAACATTTGATCCGCAGTTCACTGATGGTTCAGGCACATTTGCCGGCGGCACAGCCACAGCATCTTCTGTGCGTATGGGTCCCTTGATGTATATACATGTGTATTTTGATTTTGCAGGAGTTACCAACTTTGGCAGCACTGGTTATCAAATCACACTACCCGCACCAGCACTAAACACATTCAGACTGGCCGGCGGCACTTTGCATCAAACAGCAGGTGCAGGCGCTCCGGCCCTGTATCACATCGCCGGCATTACAGACGTTACGGGCAGTACCACAGTCTTGAAACTGTATTATTCTGGCAGCACCACAGACCTAGTTTGGAAATTCAACACTCCCGGCGCCGGTGCCTGGCAATCCGGAGCACACTTCGACATCTCTGGCACATATCAGATAGCCTAAATACAAAATGAAAAAACTACTACTCACTCTGTTATTAGTCCCAGCACTGGTATTGGCCCAGAAACAAAAACCCAGTGTGACTTATGATGTTAAAATACTGCGAGTCATAGATGGAGATACAGTAACATTTGAAGCTCCATTTTTACCTGACCCGTTGAAAAAGGAATTAGCTGTCAGGGTTTTTGGTGTTGATACTCCTGAAAAAGGCCACAGAGCTAAATGTTCCAGTGAAGCGCAAAGAGGTGAAGCTGCTACTGCTTTTACAAAACAATTTGTTGCACAAGGAAAAACATTTCAGGTCGCTTTAATGGACTGGGATAAGTTTGGTGGCCGTGTGTTAGGTGATGTCATAATTAATGGACAAAGTCTTCGTCAACAATTGATTCAACGAGGCTTCGCTAGAGAATATTATGGTGAAGCTAAAACAAGTTGGTGTTAGGCTGTCGACAATGAGCATTAAATGGCAAAAACATCCGAAGAAGTCTTAGTCAAGGCACCTTATAGACGACAAAATTTCACTGATAAACAACTAGATGAATTTTTATCTTGTGCAGATCCCAGTGATGGTCCTGAATTTTTTTTAAATAATTTCTTTTATATACAACATCCTACCAAAGGAAAAATGTTGTATCAGCCATTTAAATATCAAAAAAAATTAATCGATACTTATCATAGATATAGATTCAGTATATCTATGTTACCAAGACAAACAGGTAAAACTACTAGTGCAGCTGGTTATCTATTGTGGTATGCAATGTTTGTACCAGATTCCACAATCTTAGTAGCTGCTCACAAATATACAGGCGCACAAGAAATCATGCAGAGAATTAGATATGCCTACGAACTCTGCCCTGATCATATTCGTGCAGGAGTAACCAGTTACAATAAAGGCAGTATAGATTTTGAGAATGGCAGTAGGATTGTCAGTGCAACCACAACAGAAACTACCGGTCGGGGTATGAGTATCAGTTTACTGTATGCCGACGAGTTTGCCTATGTGAGACCCACAATAGCCAAAGAATTCTGGACCAGTATCAACCCCACCTTGGCCACAGGTGGTAAAGCTATTGTGACAAGCACACCGAATAGTGACGAAGATCAATTTGCTTTTTTGTGGAAAGGTGCTAATAAATGTATTGACGAGTATGGCAATACAACAGAATTGGGTATCAACGGGTTTCGTGCATTTAGAAGTTTTTGGTGGGAACATCCAGAGCGAGATCAATCTTGGGCCAATCAACAAAGAGCAGCACTGGGCGAAGATAGATTTAGACGAGAAATGGATTGCTGCCACGGTAATACTGAAATTTTTATTTCTAGTAATGGGAACAAATGTAAAATGACAATTTCGGATCTTTTTAACCAAATAGATAAATAATTTTGCTGAATACTGATTTAGTAGCAGCGGTCGTGAGTATAAATTGCCCTCTGGACGCATAATTGGAGTAAGGGGATACGAAGATGCAGCTATTGATATCTTGCTCAAAACTTACTCCGAGGATGCGTTGATGTTTGATGATCGAATGAGCCAGTATCGGTTACCAATATTTGATTATGTCACCGTAAACCAGCATACTGCAAAGTATTATCCAGATATCTACATACCTGAAGAAAATAAATTAATCGAAATTAAAAGCCCGTGGTGGTGGGACGGTAAAGGGTCACCAAAATACAGCTCACGCTTGCAAAATAACTTAAGAAAAAAAGATGCAGTTTTGGCCGCCGGATTTGAATACGATGTGTGGCTGTTTACAGACAAACATAACTACGAAATTTTAACATGGAAGTAGTATACAAAGAAAATAAACAAGGATACAAGGTTCTAACGCCCAATGGCTACAAATCTTTTGCAGGAATCAGGCGGTTGGGTAATCGGGCTATTTTTAGATTAGAATTTACTGACAATCGTTGGCTCGAATGCACCGATAACCACAAGTTGTTTACTGATTATAATACGCGAACACCGGTGTCTAACTTAAAGGTTGGAGACACGGTGATGAGTATCAATAGCAAGTTGTCTGTGACATCTATAATTGATACTGGCAGAGTCGAGCCAGTGTATGACTTAATCGAAGTCGAAGACGGGCACCAGTATTACACCAATTCCCTACTGTCATCTAATTGCGAATTCATTATCGACGAAGAAACATTGATCGCACCAGCTAAACTATTGGACTTGACTTCCTCGGATCACTTATATAAAACTGGTCAGGTAAGATGGTTTCGTGCACCCCAGCCTGGACAAATTTATGTTGTAGGCTTGGATCCCAGTTTAGGAACCGGAGGCGATCCTGCGGCTATACAGATATTTGAAGCTAAAACCACAGAGCAAATAGGTGAATGGACACACAATAAAACTCCAATACCCGAACAAGTTAGAATTTTAAAAGACATTGTTAACCATCTCTATGAAATTACCAAGGATGAAAACAGTATCTACTACAGTTTGGAAAATAACACTATCGGAGAAGCAGCACTTATCAGTATTGCCGAACTTGGTGAAGAAAATATCAAAGGATATTTTCTTTCAGATACATCTGTGGTAACAAATAGTCGCAGATTTAGAAAAGGCTATAATACCACAGCCAAAACTAAGTTAACTGCCTGTGCTAAACTGAAAAATCTTATAGAAACTAACAAAATGAAATGCCATAGTGCAGCATTAATAGGTGAACTTAAAACATTTGTGTCCTCGGGTGTAGGCTATGCTGCTAAACCTGGAGAGAAGGACGATCTTGTTATGGCTACTCTACTGGTTGTTAGAATGTTGCAAACTCTACAGACCTTTTATGCCGACCTAGATCAACATTTAAAAGACCATGATGATGTGGTTATAGAACCTATGCCATTTATTGCCATGATTAGATAAATATAGTACTATGATCACTAACAATATTTTACCAAAAGCCTTACATGATATCTTAGTTACACGAAATTTTGATTTCAAAGAATTAGATTCTTCTACAGGACAAACTCCCTTAGATGATAATGGAGATATTGATTTTGGTAAAATAGATCTTGTTACATTTCAATATGTAGGTCCTTCTGGTAAAAACTACGGAACAGTTATTATTACCTTAGACAATGGCAATTTGCAATTATTTTTCGGTGATAAATTTGGCAAAACCATGGAACCTGAGGATAAAAAAGATTGGTTTGGTTCTAATACTTCGCAGGGCTTTTTAGAGCAACTTAAAAAAATGTCTGTGCGACATAATTTTAGTAAATTTCAAATCAGTAATCCCCCTAAACTCAAATACACAAAACAAGGTATTGCAGCAATTAAACATGGTATACTTGAAGAAAGTTTTTCTGGAAATAGAAAAATCAGTTATACCAGTGAGGCTCGACAGGCTAGATTAATGATAAGACACAGTCGACCGTTGGTAGATGGTCAACCCAGATATCAATGTATCGAAAGTCTTTTTATCGAAACTGCCGAAGGTGAAAGATTCAAATTACCGTTCCGTAAATTGTCCGGCGGCCGAGCTATGTTAGAACATGTCAGACAAGGCGGTCGTCCCTATGACATAAAAGGACAACACATTCAGGAAATGGTTGAACAGATTAATGTATTAGCGCAATTTCGTAGAGCCAGTCAGAATCGTATATTAGAAGGTGATGCCGGTAATTTGGTTTCTGCTGCAGAAAGACACTATACTGACCTAAGAAAAAATCTCAAAACTTTAGAAACTCCTAGGGGCTATATTCGTTATTTTGAATCATGGAGTCCAACAGAAATCACTGATAACGAGATTATGGTCGAGGACATAAAAAATCTATTTGTCGAGCAAAGAATTGATCCTAGAATAGAAAATGCCTTACCATTATTACAGCAAATAAGATCAACAATTAAAGAAGCTGACGACTTTGAAAATTGGGCCGATAATGTAGTCAATCCGGTTGATAATGATACTCAAGGTGAGAAACAAGAATTAGAAAATCTAATGCAACAGCCATTGATAACCGGACCCGACGGTATAGATGCCAGTGAACAACTCTATGATTTGTTACATGATGAAACACTGTCAAACATTATCAAAGACTACGCTAATCTCGAAGGTCCTGAGGCCAATGTTTGGGATAGCCCCGAAGTAATGATGCGATTACAAGAATTGAGTGTAACTATGCCTCAACAAGCAAATCAACAAGTTGATGAAGCCGTTCCGCTTGCTCCAATAGCTGCAGGATTGGCCAGAGCTGCTGCACCATATATTGCTACTCATGCCGCAGGCAAGCTGCTAGGTATGGACGACGCAGAAGAAGATGCTTGGTTAGAAAGAGTAAAATATCTGGCAAAAGCCAAATAATTTTACAATTTTCTCTTGATCAACTAAATAATAACATGTATACTGTTCAACAGTATGCATTAGGCATACACAGGCAAAACATAGGCATTTTAAAGGAGAAAAACTATGGCATCTTTAAAAGAAATTCGTGAAAGACTACAGGCAGCTGAACAAAAAAATACCACCAATCCAGGAGCAGGCGACAGCGCAATTTATCCGCACTGGAACATCGAAGATGGGCAAACTGCAGTTGTAAGGTTCTTGCCCGATGGTAACGAAAAAAACACATTTTTCTGGGTAGAGCGAGCAATGATTCGTTTGCCTTTCAATGGTATCAAAGGCGAATCCGAAAGCAAAACCGTAATGGTTCAAGTTCCTTGCATGGAAATGTTTGGAGAATCATGTCCCGTTCTGACAGAAGTTCGTACTTGGTTCAAAGACGCCAGTCTTAGCGATATGGGCAGGAAATACTGGAAAAAGCGTAGTTATCTGTTTCAGGGCTTTGTTCGTGAAAATCCCATGTCCGGTGATCGTATCGCGCCCGAAAATCCAATCCGACGATTTATTATCGGTCCACAGATCTTTACTATTATCAAATCAGCACTAATGGACCCCGAGTTGGAGGAACTACCCATTGACTATCAAAAAGGTCTAGATTTTCGTATTCAAAAGGCCAATAAAGGTGGTTTTGCCGACTATAATGGCAGTAAATGGGGCCGAAAAGAAACCTCACTAACCGAAGCAGAACTTGCTGCCATTGACCAATATGGTCTTTGGGATCTCAGCACATTTCTACCTAAAAAGCCCACTTCGGTTGAAGTACAGGCTATCAAGGAAATGTTCGAAGCCAGTGTCGATGGTCAACCTTATGACATGGAGCGTTGGGGACAGTACTTCCGTCCGGCTGGATTAATGAATCAATCTGCTAGCCCTGGACAAGTCATTGAAGATGACGAAGACACTGCTGCACCAAAAGCAGTCTCTAAACCTCAAGTTCGTGTTGCAGAAACTCGTCCAGTAACTCGAAATGATGATGACGATGATACACCGTTTGCAGCGGATCCGCCCAAGGCATCATCTGGTTCACAACGAGCCGAAGATATCTTGGCAATGATTCGTTCTAGACAAAAACAATAATTTATAATGGCATAACTAAGGGCAGCAATGCCCTTAGTTTGTTTCAACATCGTCAATAACATAAAGGAAAAAAACAATGGCAAATCGACCATTTGATGTCAGTAAATTTCGTAAAGAAATTACTAAATCAATTGAAGGACTCACTGTGGGTTTCAATGATCCCACTGATTGGATTAGTACTGGTAATTATGCACTGAACTATTTGATCTCTGGCGATTTTCGTAGAGGTATTCCCTTAGGTAAAGTCACAGTTTTTGCTGGTGAGTCCGGTAGCGGCAAAAGCTATATCTGTGCCGGCAATATTATTAAAAATGCTCAACAACAAGGTATCTTTGTTGTGTTAATTGACACCGAAAATGCCTTAGATGAAGATTGGCTAAGAGCACTAGAAGTTGACACAGATGAAAGAAAACTGCTGAAACTCAGTATGGCCATGATTGATGATGTGGCTAAAACTATCAGCACATTTATGAGTGACTACAAAGCACTGCCGCTCGAAGAACGACCTAAAGTACTGTTTGTAATTGACAGTTTAGGTATGTTGCTAACACCCACTGATTTGAATCAATTTGAAAGTGGTGATCTCAAAGGTGATATGGGTCGTAAACCTAAAGCATTGACCGCTTTAGTTCGAAACTGTGTTAATATGTTTGGCAGTTACAATGTTGGATTGCTGTGCACTAACCATACATATGCCAGTCAAGACATGTTTGATCCTGATGACAAAATCTCTGGCGGTCAGGGTTTTATCTATGCTAGCAGTATTGTAGTTGCATTGAAGAAACTCAAACTCAAAGAGGATGACGAAGGTAACAAAATTTCCGATGTTACAGGAATTCGGTCGGCATGTAAGGTAATGAAAACTCGATATGCCAAACCCTTTGAAGGCGTGCAAATTAAAATTCCCTATGATCAAGGTATGAATCCCTATTCGGGTCTAGTCGATTTAGCTGAGAAAAAAGGATACTTGGTTAAAGACGGTAATCGATTGGCATTTACTACTCCAACAGGTGAAGTAGTTAAACTTTACAGAAAAGAATGGGAAGCCAATCTCAATGAATGTCTAGACAAACTCATGGAAAATTTTAATGTAACAACCACAACTACAAATTCATAAAGGAAAATAATATGTATTCAGAATTTGCATCAGAATTATGGTCAGAGATGAAAACACTAGTTAATACTGTTGACAAACAACAAGCGGCTGATGTTTTGGTTTCACTGTTAATTGACTTTGATGAAGATATCGAAGATATTAAACAGGCATTCAAAGGTGATGATCTGGTTAAAAATGCTTTACTATATCACATCGAAGAAGATCTTGAAGACGACGAAGACAACGACGAAGACGATCCTAACAACTACGATGACTGATAATGTGGTACAATAAAGTTGTTAATGATCTAGCGGTGATACCGGATTTTATAGCTTTTTTTGAAAATGAATTAACACAAAGCAAAAAAGAATGTACCATATATGGTAACTTGGAAAAGAATATTGCCAATTTACCAGGTATCACCGAACATCGATTTAATCAACTGCAGGAAATTGAGGCTGTACTTAACTACCTTAATTTGCAGTTGAGGAAAATCCGTCGTAGACATTTTCAAAAATATCTAGAAAGCTATCCCAGAGCTTTAACTAGTCGTGACGCGGAAAAATATGTCGACGGCGAAGATGAAGTCATTGAATTCGAAACCCTGATCAATGAAGTAGCTTTATTACGAAATAAATGGCTGGGTCTTATTAAAGGACTAGAAAGCAAAAACTTTATGCTGGGTCATGTTAGTAGATTAAGAACTGCCGGTATGGAAGATGTGTCTATATAAAATTTGGGTTCTAGCCTATTAGTCATAATTACAGTGACTTGCCCAACGAGGACAAAATTGTGACTGCTAAAATAGTATTAGTAACTGGGGGATTTGATCCAGTACATTCCGGACATATTGTTTACCTCAAAGCTGCCCGCACATTAGGCGATATGTTAATTGTTGGCCTAAACAGCGACGAATGGCTAGCCAGAAAAAAAGGCCAGGCATTCATGCCGTGGAATGAGAGATTGTCTGTGTTAAACAATCTTTCTATGGTTGATGAAGTCTATACATTTGATGACGATGATGGGTCTGCTAGACAATTTATTAGACAGGTTCGCGCACATTACCCTGACAGTCATTTGATCTTCGCCAATGGCGGCGATAGAACTAAAGACAATATTCCCGAAATGGATGTAGAAGATAAAAATCTTGAATTCATCTTCGGTGTAGGGGGAGATGATAAGAAAAACAGCAGTAGTTGGATTTTGCAAGAATGGAAAAACCCCAAAACACCACGACCTTGGGGATATTATAGAATACTTCATCAAGAAGGTCGCAGTGTCAAAGTTAAAGAGATTGTTGTTGAACCTGGACAATCTCTTAGTATGCAACGGCACCGCAATCGCAGTGAATTTTGGTTTGTCAGTCGCGGTCAGGCCACTATCTATACAATTAACAAATCAACTGATTTGGAAATTGCCGATCGGCTAGAAGTATTTGAAAATACTTGGATACATGACAACGAATGGCATCAATTAGCCAATGAAGAATCTACTGCATTACACCTAATAGAAATACAATTCGGCGAAGACTGCGAAGAATCCGACATTGAAAGGCTTGGACAGTGACAATTCCTGTTTTTATAGGATTTGATCCTAGAGAAGCAGTGGCCTTTCATGTCTGCGTGAACAGCATAATAAGACACAGTCAACAACCTATTGCTATTCATCCATTGGCGCTAAATCTACTTAATAACTATCAAGAATCGCATAGTGATGGTAGCAATCATTTTATCTATAGCAGATTTCTTGTGCCATCATTGATGAATTATCAAGGGTGGGCAGTATTCATCGACGGGGATATGATTCTTAGATCTGACATATCTGAATTGTGGAATCTGCGTAACGATGACTACGATGTTATTGTTGTCAAACATGATTACAAAACTAGACAAAGTACAAAATATATGGGCAGCGCAAATCATGACTATCCACGGAAAAATTGGAGCAGTGTCATACTATGGAATTGTCAATCACCTAATAATCGTTGTTTAACAAGTGAATACATAGAAAAATCCAGTGGCAGTCACTTACATAGATTTCAATGGTTAGATGATCAACGAATAGGATCACTGCCCATGGAATGGAATTGGTTGCCAGACGAATATGGCGCTAATCCCACAGCCAAATTGTTACATTTTACACTAGGTACTCCTTGTTTTCAAAACTATACAGATAGTCCACAAAGTCACGAATGGTTTCGTGAACATATATTAACAAATTACTGTCAACAAGATTTACCATGACTACCGAATTACCAATCGCTCTAATAGAAAGATGGCCTGGATCTGAATATAAGCAACAACATGATTCTATGGCAGCAGCACTGAAACATAATATCTCCGACGCTGCGTCATTATTGAAAGACATTGAGATTCTAAATGAAATCGAATCGACTTGGGAAAGCCCTGATGTTGCTTCAAAACAAGGCAAATATAATCTAAAAAGAATGGGCAACGATGCATTACATAAACGAGTTATACAATATATTATAGATAAAAAAGAAAGATATGAAAGACTAACTAAGTTCTCAGACTATCCTGCAATGATCATGGCAGCTTATCCTGATTGTAAGTTTATACCTTATGAAGATTTCAATACCGTTAAGGAACAAACGCAAGGTTCGATATTAGTAAGAGGTATTGCAGCAGGTAAGATAATAGATTGGATGCGATCACAACATAGAGATTATTACTTTATAGAAACAGGATACTTAGGAAACTACCCTAGTCTTAATAATCGTACCGGTAGAAAAATCTATCATAGAATAGTCAAAAATGCCATGCAGCATAATCGCGTAATGGTTGTACCCGATGACAGATGGATGAAACTAGTTGCTTGGAATGAATCGCTGCGTTACCAAGGTTGGAAAAGATCTGGCAGCAAAATTTTGTTAGTAACACCCAGCGATAAACCTTGTAGATATTATGGTATTGATAGACAGCAATGGGTAGATGATACAATTAGAAAAATAAAATTGCACACTGATAGACCTATTATTGTTAGAGAAAAGGCCAGACGAGCCGAACGAACCAACGACACTATCTACCATGCCTTTGATCAAGATATTTTCTGTACTGTCACTTATAACAGTATTGCTGCAGTTGAATCTGTGGCATATGGTATACCAGCTATTGCATTAGCACCAACAGCAGCCGAACCGGTCTGTGGCAACGATTTGTCTAGTATAGAACACCCGCCTAGGCCAGCAGCTGAATTTGTACAGATGTGGTTAAATCATATAGCTTACTGTCAGTATAGCATAGATGAAATGATCAGTGGATTGGCCTGGCAATTGGTAAAAGAAAATGAACAAAGACAGACCCTTAGTAATTAGAAGTTATCTTACCAGTTTGCCACCTAATGTCAACAGTCAAGAAAAGATTGATGCTCTGACTTTTTTTGCTCAAGGGGCAGCACTCTGTGGCGATGACGCACGGACCACTCAAAGTCAAATCTATGAACCTTGTGATGTTGGTGCTATAATCGGCAATGCATTTTCGTCTAATCCCAGCAAAACAAGATTATCTCATTATCTTGTTAGGAAAATGGTCATCGACACACAGACACAATTGGGACGTTATTGGCTCAGCATAGATAGTAATGTCTTCATTTATAAAAATTCACAAAATCCACACAGGTATTTGAGATACAGTTTCAATAGTGTTTTTCCTAAGGATGGTATCTACTGTAATGAAAATGCCGAAGATACTAATTGGAAAAAAATTAAAAAAGACTATAACATGGACTTACAGCCATGGCGCAGTCAAGGTCAACATATATTGTTAGCGTTGCAAAGGCCCAGAGGGTGGAGTATGCGTGGCGAAGATTTTGAACAATGGCTAACAAAAATATTGTCACTGATAAGGAAAAATACTGATAGGCCTATTATAGCTAGATGGCATCCGGGAAATTGGAAAGATTTTCCTAGATATCAAAAATTCTTAAACAAGCAGAAAATTTCAATTAGTCCACAAACAAAACATATTACCGAAGATTTACGAAATTGTTGGGCATTGGTCTGTCATAACAGCACGCCTAGTTCTGTCTCTGCAATAGAAGGCATTCCATGTTTTATAACCGATGATCCTGGTTATTGTCAAGCAGGACCTGTGGCTAATACTGATTTTACAAAACTAGAACGACCCGAAATGCCCGACAGACAGCAATGGATACAACAATTAGCGCAGGCTCATTGGAAATTTGAAGATGTCAAATCAGGCAAGTGCTGGTCACATATGCGCCGGTGGGTGAAAATCTCTTAATTCTTCTAACTGTGTTTCCAGTTTAGGTATCATCCAATTGATAGATTGTCTTGTGTCTAATAGAGTTTTGTCTATGGTTTTATCTACTGTCACTGCCTGGATGTTTTTGTTAGTATGATAAGTTTTATTGAAAAGTCTGAGCATTTCGTATTTGCTGATTCTAAGATTATTGTCAACAAGATGATAAAGCCCTGAGAATTTACAGTTTTGAATAATATATAAATCTAGACATTTAGCTAATTGCAAAGTAGTCATACCATTCCAAAAAGCATTAGTCCATCCCTGTACTGAATCACCGGATTGAAATCTAAACCAATTTAGCAGGCCAGTTCCATTTTTGAGTTCTGGCCCTATTATACTGCATCTAAAAGTAATATCTTTGTCATTGACAATTTCTCCTAGATGTTTAGTGCGCCCATAAAAATTGATTTCCGTGGGTACATCACTTTCGATATATCTTCCTTGTGAACCATTAAAAACACAGTCTGTGCTGATATGAATAACTTGTGTTTTGGTATTTTTAAATTTTTCTGCCAGTAATCTAGGAAACCAAGAATTTATTAGCAATGCTCTATCGGGTCGGTTGTCACAGTCTTTGACCAGCAATCCTATACAGTTAATGACATAGTCTATATCTTCGGCAATATTTGCAATATTATTAGCAGATTCTGTATTTTCTATGTCAATAAAATGATCACACCACAAAGACTGAGATTGTCTTCCTGCAGTAATTACTCTATGTCCTTGCTGCCTTAGGTATTGTGTTATTACATGTCCGGCCATTCCAGTACTGCCTAAAATCAATATTTTCATAAGAAATTTCCTTTTGCAAGCATATTTGCTATTTGTTCTTTGTTCATTAGAACGGTATCGCTGGAAAATTCACTATGTGCAATGTCAGGTAAATTTCTGTAATGCTCTAAGACATTTTTGTTATTTGATTGTGGCATAATCACATAGTAATCTTGATCTAGTCTTTTTGTTAAGGCACTTTCATGTCTACTGACCAAGACTTCATGTAATTTCTCACCTGGTTTAGCTCCAATAATTTCAGTTTCTACATGCCCATAATGATCCATTAAAACTTCTAGTAGATCTACAATTTTACAACTAGGCATATTCATAACAAATGTTTCTTTGCCCTGACCTTTAGCTGCTGCTCTAAATAATAAATGTATTGCTTCTTCTAATGTCAAGAAGAATCTGGTCATTCTAGGATCAGTTAATCTCACTGGACCGCCTTTTTTAATTTCCTGAATAAAAAAAGGTATTACACTGCCATTTGATCCCATAACATTACCGCCCCGAACGCATATAAATTGTGTTGAGCTATCTAGATCATTGGCTTGCAGTATTAATCTTTCGCCCACTGACTTTGTCATACCATAAAGATTTAATGGTTCTACTGCTTTATCTGTGCTGACATCAATGACTTTTTTAACAGAATTAGCAATTGCAGCATTGACAATGTTAGAGGTTCCGGTTATATTAGTTTTAATAGCTTCTTGTGGATGATCTTCGCAGATAGGTACATGTTTTAATGCTGCTAAATGAAATATAAGATCTATGTTTCTACAGGCCTGCGTTACTGCTTGATAATCTCTAACATCACCAATTATGAATTTTATTCTAGTGTCAAATCCAAAATCTCTTTGCATCAAGACTTGTTGTAATTCTCCGCGCGAAAAAATTATAATTTCTCTAACATCATAATTTGCCAATAACAATCGTGTTAAAGTTCGTCCCCAGGACCCTGTGCCTCCTGTGATTAAAATTCTAGCTTGTTCAAATATTGTTGTCATAATCTATACCTAGTTTGTTAGGGTCATGAAATATTGCTCTGTGATGGTAATCAGAAATCGAAATCTCTGTTGATGGGCGGGTGCTAGTATAATAATATAAAATCAATGACCGTCTGCTGCGATCCGGTGGGCATTTCAATGGCGTGGGATGACCGTGAAAACTGTAATCATCTGTGCGGAAAATTACACAGCGATTAAGATCTGGGCGAACTTTTTTATAACATTGATTGGGATTTCCATTGATATGATCCCATAATTCAAAATGGCCGTTCCACTGATCTTGCCACTGGTCATTGAGATAAATTATTACATTTAGTCTTCTATGTATAGACATTAGGTCGTGCCAATTTCCGTCAACATGAATGGCCAAAGTACCTCCAGGATTTATCTGATTAAATCCACCACCTGTGAGATATGGGTCAGGTATGATACCTGTAATATTAGTCAGAACAGACAACCATCTTAGAAATTGACCACTATTTAAAAACTGTATCAAAGATAATGTATGAGTAGGAACATCACTGTCATCTTGCCAGTTTGAACGCCATTTGATTTGAATCTTGCTGTGATCTCTCTTGTCCCAGTCATCGAAATTTTCGCTGTCAAATTCTTTTAAGACCTTTTGTAAAATATCATCCGTTAGAAAATTGTCTAAGACAATATGAGGGAATGGTTTTGCGTTGATAAATTCCTCAGATAATTCTTTGCTACTAAATTGTTGTAAATTTACAAACTTATTCATGGCCTTTGACCTAATAAAATATTTACTACGGTAGAACTGACATTGTTTCTTTCATAACCTGCAGGTATATCCCATACAGGAGATTGTTTCAATGCCCGATTGAATGCGTTTGTAATTTGATCTGTAATTAGTCCAGCCACAATATTAGAGCCACACCAAACAGTTTCTGGTCTTTCGGTTGTATTTCTTACAGTCACAGTGGGTATATTAAATAAACACATTTCTTCCTGTACTGTTCCTGAATCTGTGATTGCACACACAGCATGTTGCTCTAAATGAACAAAATCAAAAAATCCCATTGGTTCTGTAATTCGAATATTGGGTGTTGAGAAAAAATCTTCATACTGAGTTAACTTCGCCCTAGTTCTCGGATGGCAACTAAAAACTACAACAATGTCTTGTGCAATTTTCACTAAAGCGCGAATTATGTTAGTTAAATTTTCTGAATTGTCAACATTTTCTGCTCTATGTACAGTTGAAATTACATAGGGTTTATTATCTAATTGTAATTTTATTCTTATATTGCTGCGGTCTATCATAGGTTGGTAGTAATTCAATACTTCTTTAATTGGATTGCCAGTTACAAAAATTTTATTATTAGATATGCCTTCTCTTAGTAAATTCTGTCTGCTTAATTCTGTATAAGGCAAGTTAAAACTGGATATAGCATCAATGACCTTTCGATTTTTTTCTTCAGGTACTGTTAAGTCATAACATCGGTTTCCAGCTTCCATATGATAGACAGGTATGCCCATTCTTTCGCATAGTACCGAACTAAGACCCGAATTAGTATCTCCTAAAATTAGTACTGCGTCGGGTTGGAAAGATCGTAAAGCCGATTCAACGCCATGGAATATATTGGATAATTGTTGACCTAAACTAGAAAATTTATTTTCTAATACAATATCGGGTTGTCTTAAATTTAAGTCACGGAAAAAAATATCACTGAGTGATTCAGTATAGTTTTGTCCGGTATGGAGAATTTTGTGATTACTACCTAGTTCATAGTCTAATTGTGGCAGTATTCTGCTAAGTCTTATGATTTCGGGTCTGGTTCCTAGTATTGTAAGGATTTTTTTAGACATGTCTTTCCCAATGGCCCAGGAAGTAATTTTCTAAACTGTACATTTGGACCTGAGTAAATCCCATAAAATCATCTTCTGTCCATAGGCTTTTATGTAAATCATAGTTGTTACCATAACACCATAATTCGGGATTATTAACATTTTTGTGATTGTCATTCCAGATTGGTTCTAATGGTGTTAATAGAAATATTTTTTTGTTGACAATTTTCTTGCAATCTTCTAAAAGCCTTTGCCCCGAGGATTTTTCTAGATGCTCTATAAAATCAATCATTAATATATAATCCACATTACCGATACCAGTTTTAACATCATATTTTTCTAGATCTGCTAAAATATCAGGTTCTACATCTGCCCAAGCATCAACTGTAGTTTGCTTGACAGTGAGATCTTTAACTGCTTGACTATAAACTTTCGGACCACAGCCCAGGTCTAATAGTGTTGATCCCGGAATCATATGACTGCGGATATATCTAATTAAGTTATCGTTACTGTAGATAAATTTGTTCTTGAATTCATGTTTCATGGTATAAGTTCCTTATTTGGAGCAGTGATTAATCCTGTGTCTTTGAGACTGTAAAATAAAGATTCGTTATTAGTCATTGCTGAGCCATGTGTTAAAAATTTAGGATGAGGTTGATGTATAACATGTGGATCTGCTACGAATTGTATTTTCAATGCGAGATTTCTTACCCTTTGTATAAATTCGT